GTCAACACGCTGTCGGTGTCGGCCCCAGGCAACGGCCCGTCGGCCAAGGTCTACGTCAACATCCAGACCGAGAATGATGTAGGCAACGGGTACTACGGCTGGGCATGCTACTACGCCACAGGCTACCAGGCCGGCATTTCCCCTGGCAGCCAGCCGGGAGCTGGTGGGCCCACATACTTCAATCTGCACCAGTTCACCATCGACTACTGGGTGCAGGCCAACACTCGGCACTTCAAGGTCGAGGCCAAAGTCAGCACGAACTACATGAGCATGTACGCTGGTTTCGGCCTTCCTGGTGCGTTGCCAAGCGAGTACCCGTTCCCGCTTGCGGTCATCGGTAGCTACCCGACACTCACGTCTCCTGGGTTTGGCAACGCACGCAACAGCTGTATATCAGACCCCGGGGCTGATGGAGCTGCCTGGTACAGGAAGCGTACGAGTCAGACCAATGCGCGCATTGAGAACCAGGCGAACAGTACGTCGGCTACCTTGCCCAAGACAGGGCAGCGGGTGTTCATGTGGCCGGCGAAGACAGGACGGAACAACGGCGTGACCGGGTCGACGAACATTGAAGACTGGGCCGTCGGGGGTATTCAGCACATAAAGACGAACGTGTCAGGAGAGGCTGTGCTGCAGCTCTGTCATATCGTCGACCTCGTCGACCAGACGCTGGCCATGGCGCTCGACGGTGTGTACTTCGTGACGGGCTTTGGGTTCAGCACCGAACAGGTGCTGACCTACGGCGGGCGGTCGTTCAAGCTGTTCCAACGCATCGGGCACACTGGGGACGGGGACTACTTCGCGGTGGAGCTGGTATGAGCTACCTGCAGACGACAGCGACGGACTACAACGACCTGGTCGACAAGGTGTACTCGTTCGCCGTGTCGACTGATACGTGGACCGGTGTGTACAACGCCATCGCCGACGAGGGCACCGAACGCCAGATAGGGATTGAGAAGGGCAACTGTCACGTGGCCATCGGTGCGCGCAGTGGCGAGAATCCCATACCAAAGACACCGAGCGGCACGGAAGCCCTGGTGAACATGGGGCTGGCCACGGCACTCCTGAGTGGATCAGGCCAGAAGAAGTACTACGGCCAGACGGGCTCGCTTGTGCTCACGGCCACGAACGCGGCGCGCATCCTGATCAACGACCTGGGTGAGCCTCCGTTCCCCAACGTGTGGTTCTTCAGTGGGTCCTCGAAGAAGCACGTGCACTGCGTCGTACAGACGAGCGGCGAACGGTACACCCATTTCAGCTTCGGCATCCTCGATGCGGCCGGCCAGACACATCCGGACGTGGCCTACGCGGTGTCGGCCTACTATGAGTGGTGGCCGAACGGCACAACCAGCAACGACCCGTCGGCTTCAGTCCACAGTATTGGCCACATCGCCGAGAGCGAATGCCACGTGTTCGTGCCCAGCGGCGTCACTCCTGGGGGATTCACCCCAAGTGGCAACGCAGTGTATGCGAACACGCAGTTGTCCCCGACGATGACCCGAGTACGACAGTCGAGTGACCACTACAGCACAGCGGTGGGCGCCATCCTGGACTTCTTCTTCGCCATCGGCAACGAGTCGACGACGGGAGGCACGCCTCTGTTCGGGCTGCCCGTGCTGTTTCAGGAGACAGCCGCGGCCAGTCACATCCTGCTGGGCTACTTGCCGGACGTGCGCCTCGTCAACATGGGGCAGCACACGCCAGGCGAGACGCTGCTGTATGGTACTGAGGAGTGGCTGGTATTCCCCTGGAAGCGCAAGGGGCTACGCGCTAACCTCGTGGGTGGTGGAAGTCCAGTCGCCACGGCCAACACGGCCGAGTACGGCTTCGCGTACAAGAAGGTGCCCTGATGGCCACCGTGGCACGAGACTTGCGCCTCGCGTACCGTCTCGGCACGACTCTCCCAGATACGGCTACGAGTGGCGTGCTGTTTGCGACAGACGCAGACGAGCCACGCAGCCTGGCCTCTACGACACCCAGTGCGACTCCGTTGCCAGAGTCGCTGGGCATCGTGCCGGGAGCCTACGTCGACCCCACCATACACGTACTGGCAGATCACGCTGTTGGGCTCAACGAGCAGCCGTACAGCGACATCTACTACCGTATATGGGTGGTTCCGGACACCATCAACCTGCAGAACCCGGGGCTAGGTGTCGACATCCCGTTCGTTGTGTGGAGTGCCTGGAACGAGCCCAACCAGCTCACCACGGTGACCCCGACGGGAGCTACTGGGCTGACCATCGACCTGAGTGCACCTTCGGACTTCGACCCAGTCGAGGAGCGCACGGTCAACGTGCAGATCACGTCGGCAGCTCCTGCTACGGTGCATGCCACGTACCTGTTCACGTTCACACTAGGCAGTGGCCTGTTCACGTTGAACGCCACACTGCTGGAGTGGATTAAGACCATACCCGAGGTCCCGGTGGTCGAGACTTGGGCGTGGCTCACTGACTTCATCGTGGGGCACAATGGCAGCGAGCAGCGCATCAGGCTGCGCCGGCAGCCTCGACGCCGTATGGAGTACTCGGTGATGGTGCAGAATGATGCAGACCGACGTACCTGGTACAACCGGTTCCACCAGTACCTGTCGACGCACGTGCTGATCCCATTCTACCAGTATGACACTGTGGTAACACAGGACGCTGCTATCAGCGCCACCAAGGTGTTCTTCGACCCATCGCGCACGGACTTCCGGGACGGTGAGTACTCTATCGTCTATCGGCCGAGTGATGGGTCGACCTATGTGTTGCTGCTCGACACCATCGAGGTGGACGGGGCCACGCTTCCAGCTCCTCTCACGTTCCCAGTGTACGCTGGTGACCTGATCGTGCCGTCCTTCTTCGGGCGGCTGGACAACCGCGGCGGCATCGAGATGACGAGCGTGGCCGGGCGAGTCGGCCTGGGCGCCTTCATCATCGACTTCCGCAGTCAGTTCGACCGACCCGGCAGCACCGCGATCATCACGACCTACGATGGGCTCAACGTGTTGGAACGTCGGCCTGTGGTCACCAGAGGACCTGCGCCAGAACTCATGGACACGAACCCCACACTGATCGACGGCCTGACTGGGGCCTATGCCAGCAAGGTTGGGTGGCTGCACCCATACGTCGGCGGCGCTCGCCAGTTCGTGTTCGCGCGCAAGACCCAGCCGGGAGAGCTAGACTACTGGCGTGACTTCCTGACCGCTACAGGAGGCCAGTGCATCCCGTTCCTGACTCCCACCTACCGGCAGGACCTCGTGCTTGCGACGACTCCGCCGGCGGGGGCGCTTCAGATCAATGTGGTGGACACGCTGTACGCGCTCGACTACTTCCAGTTCGACACGTATACCCGGTTCATGTTCACGAACCCAGACGGCAGCACAGTCTACCGCACAGCGGTGGACGCCCAAGCCCAGGCCGACATGACCACGTTGATAACGCTGGACACGGCCCTGCCAGTGACGGCAGACTGGGCTACCGGGTTCGACATCTCGTACTTGAACCGGGTGCGACTCGACGATGACGTGGTGAGGCTGACGCACTTCCCCATCACCACGATAGTCGACCTATCGGTGAGGACGACGGACCAGTGAGCAACTACACCGACAAGGAGTTCAGCGCCTACGGTGGCACGCCTATTGAGGGCTACCGGTTCGTGGGTCCGAACAGCACAGAGTACCGGTACACGAGCACGGAGCGGGATGTCACCATCAATGGGCTGTTGTACTCGGCGACTGATCCAGTGGCGCGGACGGCCATACGCACCGGCACCCAAGAGGACGACAACTTGTACGTCGACATCACCTTGCCCATCGACGTGCAGGTTGTACAGGACTATGCGTTCGATGTCAGCCCAGCGTACCTCACCCTGACCATATACCGCTATCACGAGGGCACAGACCCGGCGGCTGACTGGGTCATCATCTGGAAGGGTCCCGTGAAGTCCTTCAGCGTGACCGGCAAGGAGGCCAGAGCACGCGTGGCCAGCTTGTTCAGCACCCTGTTGCAGTGTGAGGTGCCGAACCGGTACTACCAGTTCCCGTGCAACCATGTCCTGTACGACCCACGGTGCAAGATCAGCGACGTGGCCTTCAAGACGACCACGACGGTCTCAACTATCGTCGATGCTACAGCGCTGACTGTGGCCGACGACGGGTTCGCTGACAGCTATCTGACCGCTGGGGAGATCATCCGGGTGAGCACAGGAGAGCGCCGCACCATCGTGGACAACGTGGCCAACCAGATCACGTACGTGTTCCCGTTCCACAACATTCAGGCAGGAGACAGTGTGCAGTTGCGGGCTGGTTGCGACCACTCGTTCGTGACCTGTGGCTCGAAGTTCTCCAACCAGGTCAACTATGGTGGGTTCCCGTACATCGGTGACAACCCGTTCGAGGGGCAGCTCTGATGGTCTGGACACTGCTGGCTGTCTTCGTTGTGTCATTCTTCGTGGGTGAGGTCTTCGCACCCAAGCCCAAGATCGAGAACGCGCGGGCTGCTACGCTCGATGATGTCCAGGTAGCTCGTGCGACGGCTGGTTCACCTGTCCCCTACATCTTCGGGCGAGTGCGTCTTCGTTCCCCGAACGTCTTGTGGTACGGCGGGTTCGTGGCCTCCGCACAGACGGAGAAGGTGCGGGTCAGCGTCTTCCGCAGTAAAGAGATCATCACAGGCTACCTGTACTATCTCGGTATTGACCTGGGGCTGTGCTTGGGCCCGGGCGTGGTGCTGCGCAAGATTTACGTGGAGAACAAGCTGCTGTTCTCCAGCGCTGGCGGTGTGACTGGTGGCACCCAGTTCAGCCTGACAAAGCCTTACTTGTTTGGCGGTCCATCGCAGGGTGGTGGCATCGCAGGCAGTGCCACCTTCTATAGTGGTGAGTTCACCCAGGCAGCCAACGCATACCTGACTGGGCAGCTCGGGGCCAGTGTTCCTGGATATGTCGGTGTCTCGCATCTTGTGATGCAGGGCGTATATATCGGGACAAGTCCGAACCTGCGCCAGTTCAGCTTCGAGATCGAGCGCTACCCAGACAACCTCGGGTTGAGTGGTTCAGGCAAGCAGAAGATCGGCGACGACTTGAACCCCATGGAGATCCTGTACGACCTACTGACCGAGGAGTGGGGTGGAGCAGATGGTGACCCTGCCGACCTCGACACGGCCTCCTTCACTGCAGCAGCGACTACGCTGTACAACGAAGGCAACGGGATGTCGTTGCTGCTCACTGCAGCCAACGGGGCCAAAGTAGGCATCACGGAAGTACTCCGGCAGGTGGATGGTCTTCTGTACCCGGACCCGACTACTGGGCTGCTCACGGTGAAGCTGATCAGGGAGGACTACACCCTGGGCTCCTTGCCCGTCTTTGACGAGAGTGACATCGAGCTGGTGACCGACTGGTCGCACACGGACTGGTCGGAGACCATCAACCAGGTGCGTGCGACATATACCGACCGGGAGCGTGGGTACGTCACGTCCACGGCCTTCGCCCAGGACCCTGGCAACATCGCATCGCGTAACCGGGTGAGCAGTACCACGGTGAGCTTCCCGGGAGCGATGACAGGGGCGAACGCTGCAAGCATCGCGACGCGCGAGCTGAGCCAGCTGGGCATTCCATTGTACAGGGCCACGCTGAAGATGAAGCGCGGCGCGCTTGCCCTGACTCCTGGCGATGTATTCAAGATGTCCTGGGCTGACTACAACCAGAACGAGACGGTCATGCGCGTGCAGCGGTTCGACCAGGGGCAACTTGCCCAGGGGCGTGTCGTCATGGACGTGATGCAGGACCGGTTCGCAGCCAGTGTGCCGCTGTTCAGCGACCCCGAGACTTCCTTGTGGTCACCCATCGCGAACGACGCAGTGGATGCGCTGGACCGCAACCTCCAGGAGGTTCCGTACTATCACCTGACCCAGCGCGCCGACTGGTACTTCTTCCAGACGACTCCAGAGGTCAACATCAGCACGTCGTTCCTCATGGGGCTGGCACGGCCGGCAGATTCTGTCCAGACTGCATACGACATGGTAACCAGCGAGGATGCCTTCACCATCGACATCGTGTACGGATTGAGCCAGGTGCCTTATCCGAGCAGTGCGGTGCTCACCACCAAGGTGCTGAAGGAGCAGGGCATCCGCACCGGGCTCATGACGTATATGTACATCCAGGACCTGTACCCGAGCACGGTGTCCTTCAGCTCGGCGACCACGGCCCAGATTCAGAACA